TGTTCCGCTAAGGGTCAATACCAACTGGTTGCTTGAGTTAAACCCAAAATTAGTAGTTGTACTTGCCCCGAACAAATACTGTGTTGTCCCTAACAACCCTCTCTTAACCCACCCTGACCAAGTAAAAACCGTTGAAGATGTCGGTGTTGTAAATGTACGGGTTAAGTTAGCAGACGCACTGGCACGAAACCGCAAGGAATTCGTGAGGTTGTACCCACTTGACGTAGGTGCGGCAATCTTAGCAGCACTAAACATTAGAAACTCTGTCCATAGATAGCACCGTAAGTATTTGTGCCATCTTGATAAAAGTTAAAAATATCAATCTTGCCTGACGTAGATGTTGGCGTTGGCGTTGTACCACCCGCCCATTTTAATGTTGTGCCACCCGCCCACGTTAGCGCATCAGAACCTGCATACGACACCAGAACAGTAAAACTCTTACCTGATACGCTAGAAGGTAGCGTAATCGTCGTAGAACCGCTTGTAGTGATCTTTTGTATCGTTCCGTTACTCAGCGATACCGTTGTGTTGCCCGTCGCTGTATAGAGCGTTTCTACATAGTTGGTGATAGTTGGATTAGTGACTGTCACACCAGACGATAAATTACCGCTTGAGACGGTGACGTTTGTCAGGGTGACGTTACCAAACGATGTTGTGGTGTTACCCAGATACACCGTGGTGTTACCAAGAGTGATGCCTGTCGCAAAATTAGAATCCAGTTGTGATAACGGGATTGCAGTGGTTGCCGTAGCAAAAGTATAGGGGACAGTCATTAGAACCTCACTCTTAATTCATGTTCAAATTCAAATCCATTTACAGTAAAAGCGGGATTGCTTGATGTTACTGTAATGCCAAGATATTTTCCATACTGTGATGCGTCTGTTTTGTACAAACTATATCCAATCTGACCCCAGCCAATCGTCGTACTGCTGTTATTTGTCCAGGTAATCGTTGTCAAATTATTATTTTGCCAAGCCACTAAAGAACTCAACGTATACGCTGGACTTGAACCCGTCTCAGAATCCACCGTGGCTGACATCGTTACTGAGCTAATATTGGTAGCCGTTGCTTCAATGCCAATCTTTAACGCTTGCTTAGTCCGTATGGGATCAGTCATTGGCAACAAAGCCGTTTGTATCCGACTGGTGATTGATCCAGACGTATTCTGATACAACTGATAAAGCGTTGATCCATCCGTGCCGAACAATGTAATTTTACCGTTCAATGGCACAGAAGTAATGTATTTTAAGTTATCGCCTTGTGACGTTAAAAACCATTTCTTTTCAAAAAACACCGCCTGAATATACCGATACGTTTGCGTAAACGTTGCGTCATAATATCTAAAGTTAAACGCAGCACACAAAATATTGTTTAGCAATACTTGTCCCGCATAAATGGGATAAGTAAAGTCAATATTAGGGAACAATCCATCAAGCGGGTCAGACAGTTTAGTTGTCGTACTTCCTACTAAAGCGTACACGCCATAGTCGTTTAAGAACAAAATAGACCGAAAATACGGGAATATTGCGTAAGGACGCTTTGATCCAACTGATGCTGAGATGTTGGTGTTCGTAAACACCGTCACACCACTCGTATCCACCGTGACATTAGAAATCACGTTAATACTGTCATCACCAAAGATATATAAGAAATTATTAGCAGAAATAATTTGCTGGATATTTCCGTGCAAGGTTTCGTCGGTCAACACAAACGAACCAGCCGATACAGACGTAAAATCTGTATAAGAATTGACTGCTGAATAATAAATGGTACGCCCAGCCGCAATCCATACCCTGCCGCTAAACGATGCAATCCCAACATTAGAATCAGAATTGACAATACCTTTAAGCACTGCGCCTGTTCCACCACCGCCTGATACAGTCACCGTTAAATTAGACGCATTGGTGTAACCTGAACCTGGATTAGTAATCACTACTTCAACAACCTGACCACCGGACAGAACAGCCGTACCTGCCGCACCTGAACCACCCCCGCCTGAGAATGACACAACCGTATTAGCTGAGTTGGTATACCCTTTACCACCTGTTACCACTACCGCTGATGCCGTACCGGTTGCAAACGTCACGACTCCTGCAATTGCCGTTGCACCACTACCAGCACTATCCAGAATGGTGACGCTTGGCGGGGAGGCTGAGTTATATCCTGAGCCAGCATCAGAGAGCGATACGGTTTTGACTACACCGGATAACACCGTTGCCACCGCATTGGCTTGCGTACCGTTTGTGCCAGGTGCGCCAATACTCACGCTTGGACTGCTGTAACTAGTACCGCCGTTAGTCACCGCAATGATGCCAACAGAACCAATGGTTACAACATTATTGCCATCCCAAGCAAAATAACCTTTGGACGGATCAAGAATCAATAAATTATTGTTTTTCCATTGTGCAGTTTGTACACCTGAACCGCTAAACGTACCGGATGCAGCAACTGTGCCTTTTGTTCCGTCAGTAGCGTTGTAATACTCAGCACTACCGTCTGCTTCAAACGCCACAATGTAATCTTTAACATTGATGCTGCCAGACGCAAGTGTTGTAGCGGTATTAGCCCATGTCACAGCGGTATTGGAAATACTCACCGTGTTGTAATTGGGAATAATTTTTAAGTTGGCATAACCAATGGGTTGAGCGTTTTCCAGCCAAGAAAACTCATCATCTTTGATAGCAGTGCGATTGGCTTGTGTGTCAAGGCCACGAAAGGTTTTGACAACTTGATATGATTTTTTTTGCTCTGCCGTAGCCATCTTAATAAATGTTGCTGTAAGCAGAAGGAATACGACGATTAAAGACAGTATTCAACACAGAAATAGCTTGTTTTGAATATTCTTGCTTGTAAATTTCTGCTTCACCAAACGATTGCTCGTAATACTTGGCTAAATACGCCGCATAGAATTGAACAGGACTTGTATACGGGTCTTGAATGGAATCTGTAACCGTTGGCGTGGTTAATACCAAATCAGTCGGCAAAATCACCGTATCAATCTCAATTTGATAAATTTGATCCGGTATAGGACCAATATAAATGGTATTTTGACCATAAACCGAGAAAGCACACGGTCTACCAATGTAATTCTGCCAAAACCGCAACCTGGCGTTGAAATCTGTCCAAGCCAAGTAATCTAATGGCACACGACTATTACCCCAATACAAATTGATGTTCAAAATGTCTAGGGTTTGCTGGCCTTGTGGCAAGGTGCTAAACGGAATCTGCTCAACATTGCCAACATACGTTAATCCGCACGTTCCATTAAAAAATTCTGTGGATGGTGGATAGTTGTTGTAGCTTGAGCTGCTACTTAACGGATACGGGGGCGCAGTTGTGCCGGTTGTGCCAGCAGTCGTGACTTGATAAGTAAAAATGTTGCTAAACAAGAATTGACCGGCTGTATAAGCGGTACTTGCTTGCCAAGTCACAGGGTTTGTTGCTGTGACACTGTTAATTGTTGTTGCAGGTGGTGCGGGGGCTTGTATAACCTGGATAGTACGCAGACAGCCTGTATCACGCACTAACCGGTTTCGGGCAGCGTTAATATAGTCCGTTAGTTGCTGATCCGTGTAAAAATTAGCGTTGGCATCATGCAATAAACGTCTGACTTCCGTAATATAACCGGAGAGGGTTTTCGACATTTACGTTCCATAGTTTAAGCAACAGATCGGACTTTTCCCTCTGTCTGCTTAACAGCTCGCAGAGGTACTCTTTCCACCACCGGGGATAACGAATGGTTCTTTTCTGGTGGCTTGTCGGAAAAAGTCCACTTAGCAAGGATAGCTAAACCATCCTCAATATCGTTTGTGGTCTTAATCCAGCCAAGCCGAGCCAAATAAGGTTCTTTGTTTTCATCTCCGTAACCAAAAACGTGCTTGGCAACGTCAATAGGAACTTCAACGGGTTCACCTGGCAAAAAGGTATACTTCACGCCAGCAAAACCATCTACCAGTTTCTTTTCAGTTAAATTGGTTACGAATATTGAAATCATCAGAAACTCACAACATCGCCGTACACGGCAATATCAACTGTACCGTTAGACGATCCAGTATTGATGTTTACATACAAGCATTGCGTTTGATAACCGCTGACAACGGTATTGGCAGCAAAACCACCAGCAATCGTTAAATCTTGATAAGTGCCAGCACCTGTCAAGTTGGTTAACACCACGTTAGCAACGACCGCATTGGCAGTTGCTACGTTACCTGTGCTGGAAATACTGATTGCCACGTTAGCCGCACTGACGTTACCAGTTGGATTTTGTACAGTAATTCTCCGTACAATCACCGCACCAGAACCTGCTATTGCACCGGAATTGGTTAAGCCACCATTTAACAATGGAATGGTGACTACCGCATTACCGGTGGTAGCAAGTGAAGCGGTTTTAACAACGCCAATACGACCATTGCCGAAACTGTCTAAAGTATATTGTGCGACTGAATCTGCATTAGACATATTGTTTCCTTAACTGTTGTATGTGCCGCTTACTGCTTGACCACCGTTAACAGTAGCAAGAGTAATCGTTGTAGCGGTTGCAACAATAACGTTTGCACGAACGTTTACACCGTCAGACAGCAACACACCACCCGTGTTATTGGCAATGAGTGTTGACCAAGTTGATGGCGTTGTGCAAGCAGTATTGGTGTTGTAAGCCGACACTGCTTCAATTGTCACGTTTGCTGTTGGGAACAACAAGTATGTACCAGCAGGAACCAGCACGGTAGCGTTATTTGCGCTCAGTGTTGTTAACTGCCAATAAGCACCTGGTGTGTTTGAACCAGCAGAGGAAAGGAGGATTTTGTTTAAGCCGAGAGCCATGACTATTTCTCCTTAGAGTGCGATTGAGTTATAACCAGACACACGGGTCATGGTCTTGGGTTTGGTCGATACCAATTCCGCAATCATCAACACCGCACCTACATAACCAATCTGCCAGTTAGGCAGCGTCGATTCAAAGCCAGTGAACACAAATGAGCCTTGCTCATGGATGTACAACGACAAGTAGTTGCTGTTGATGAAGTAGACAGTACCTTCAGGGCAATATGGGTCTGGATAGATTGGCACACCAGCAACCATCAAAGCACGAAACGCTGCTTGAGGGCCGTTGTTGTCACCATCAAAACCGTGGCCTGGGGTGATAACGTATTGCTCTTGACCAACATAGTCTTGAGCTAACAATGTCCATGTACCAAAACCGCATACACCAAATGTCGGTACTTCAGCACCGTATTTGACTGTACCAGAGATGTACTGAAGCGTGTTTTGACGGGTTGGGTTGACGTTACCCGCTGCGTACACTTTGGATTTCCACCAAGTGTATGTCGAACGGTTGATGTTACCGTAGGTTGCCAAGTTAGTACCGTCATCAATTGCACCAGGCAAGCCGATGAATTGTTGGGTGTTGGTGTAATTGGTGTACAAGGCTGTTGCCATCGCATCCATCATCACGTTGGTCGCATCATTCATACGAGCTTCGATCAGAGGGATAATAGCGTAGTCTTGTTGCACTGCACCTTCCATACCAAGGAATGGTACAGGTGCAATCATCAATTTTAGGTTGAATTCAGCGTTAAACGCACCTTGCTGGACTGATGGTTGGTTAAATGAGCCTGAATAATCAGACCATTGTGCATTAACAAAACCAGCACCCTGAACAGGTACAGTCACTTGGCTCACACCGCCTGATGCTTGTTGGCTGTTTGCAATAAGCGCAGCCATCAAAGGGGTTGAGTTGTAAAGCTGGACAACCAGCTTGGGTATAAATGCCCGGCGTGTGACGTAGGTAAGCTCATTATACTGAGACGTACCACTTGCCGGGAGAATTCCGCCGCCAATAGGCATAATAAATCTCCTTAGTTAATAAACGGCAAAACGCCGCCAAACAGTTTTATCCCCAAAACTATACACCAATTGGTCTACGACCAATATTCCTAATTTCGTTCAATGCAGTAGCGGCTTCATTACGAGCTGCTTGCTGTGGGCTTTTCCAATACTTGGACAAATCAAATTTGTTTAATGTGTTTGGATTGTAACCAGTTGGCGTGGGTTCAGCGGCTTGCTTCATCCACTCCCAATGCTGGGCAGCCGTATCGTGGCTAGTAATGCCTTGATCGAGCATAATCTTTTCAATTTCGCTCACGGCATTATCATCCACGTTGTATGTTGATTTAATCTTTGCACGTTTTGCTTCGAGTTGTTCCCGGATATCACGCTCATGCAATTTGTTTTCCAAAGCCATCACTTTTTGTTCAGCTTCAGACACTTTAGTGCGAGTGTAATCTTCAATTTCCAACTCAGGAATGACGAGATCAGGATTAACTTCTCTAGTCATTTGCAAAAGTCTTTTGCGTGTGATTGGATTGTCAGATAACGTTTTGGTCAATTTAGCCAATTCGTAAATCTGCGCTTGATCCATATTTTCTAAGCTACTCATGTTTATCCCCTAACAGCATTAAATAACTTTTTTGGTATCGCCTGGGCGAGAAGTGGTCATCATGTTTTTATGACCGCCTTTTGGTGCTGAACTCAAGCCACCAAATTGTGAATAACGTGGGGTGTTGACAATTTGACCGTTTTTCTGGTTGTTGTCAGTTGGATTGCGAGGGGCTGAAGCACCACGGGGTTTGAACAAGTCCATCATTTTTCCTTTACATAGGTGGAGGCAAACCGCCTCCTGGAGGGGGAAGTCCAGCACCGCCCGGTGGCTTCATGCCGCCTGGTGGCGCAAGAGGAGGTGGTGGCGTGGGCTGGCCTGTTGGAGACATTCCGGGTACGGCAGGCGCACCAGCCATTACTTTTGCTTCGGGTGATAATCCACCCGCTTGCGGTAAATTTTGTAGCAATTGCAGAATCTCGGATTGTTGCAGCTCACCGGTTCTTGCTTTGCGTGGTCCAATGATGCCAGAAATTGTGCGGATGGCATTAAGAATCTTTTGACCTTCAGGCGATTCGCTACCCAAAGCAGGTAGGGCTTGCTCAAGCAGGTCAGTTGCCATACCAATGTTAATCATGGATGCTTCACGATTACCCATCTTGGGTTCTGGCGTAGACATGGGAGAACCCATAGGGGGTGTTGCACTGTCCGACATGGAAGTTGGTGCGCCGTCAGCAGAAGGAACGCCACCAGGCGTAGCCGCATCTTTTTGACTTTTAATCATTTGCATCAACTGGTCGGGAGCAACAGCCATAGCGATTTCCTATCAGAATGTGTGTAGGTTAATACTAAATTGCTAAAAGTCAATAGGGGGAGGTAGTTTTTAGTTTCCCGCCTCCCCCGCAGGACTAAGTGGTCACCCACAAGAACCCTTACGGATTACTTGCGTGATTTACGACCTTTGCGGCTTTTACGCATAGTGCTCTCCTAAAAGAAAGACGGCCACCAAATCAAAGGGAAGGCAGCCAAACCCTATTCCCTGAACGAGGAATTCTTTACCGCTTCATACGTCCATAACTTCTGGTTGATGCTGAATTACGTGTGTAATCTTTGGGTGCAGTATTACGATACTGCAAAGTTGGTGACGAGTCACCTCTTTTTAGAGCTTCTGTTGTAACTCTAGGTTGATCGGATTTAGGTGCAACTGAAATAGCCATCACGCCGCCTTTGGAACAGCTTTGGGTTTGCTAGGTGCTGGCGCAGGTTTAGGTTGCGACGCTTCCAAGCGTTCCCGTTTCTCAAGGTTTTCCTTGAGCAATTGTTTCATAGGTGGTTCGACCAAATCAAGCAATTCTTTCTTGTCAATTGCACCGGCCTTAAACAAATTAAACGCTAACTGTTTGGTATCTTCTGTAAAGATTGGACTGTTCGAGTGAGCATCAACCTTGACAACAAAATCTCTTGTAAACTGTTCAGCAATGAACGGCACACCTTCTGTGTCTTTGAAATGCGTTGCGTCATACGCTTGCATAAGTTTCAAATACATGGTGGCTACTTTCTCAAGGCTATCCTCAACAATCAATGCCCGTTTCTTTGCTCTTGACGAACCAAGACGAGCCAATTGAGAAGCGTGGCCCGTTGACCGTACCCCTGCCTCACCCTTGCCGGATAAGACGTTACTGATCCCTGATACTTCAGAGAACATATCGTCAATCTCATGTATCACCTCAAAGAGATTATTGGGCATCTCAGGGGCAAGACGCTCAACTTTGGCGTTAGGCATATCGCTTGAGAGCAAGCCACCGGCACGATTTAACGCAAAGTTTTTCTCATCCAAGATGCCGGTAAAACCAGAGAGCGCAGTAGGGGGCGAGGTTTGCTTAGAAAGAATGTCTAAAACTTCAGTCATCCGATTATTTCGCAGACCTTGCAAGAGCATAAGTTTTTGTACTTCGGATTGTCCCCAAAAATAATCGTATTGCGGGTTGGGGCAAATCTGCACAAAGGGACACTCACCTTTGAGGAATAGGGATGCGCCTGGGCGGTCATAAATAATGACATCGGGTGAGGCAATGGTAACAACTTGGTAATCCATTGTTTCATCATTCCAGCACCATAACTCCTGCATCTCAATGGTTTCTTCAGCCACCCTTGCTTGGTAACGGTTCATCCCGTACAAGTCCATCTCGACGTTACCGTAGATGGTTGGGTTGGTTGCTGACATAATCACTCGTGCTACCCCATCGCCACCGTTTGCGCCATCGTTAGTGGTGTTACGGATGCCGCCTGTGACCCGTGCCACAATGCTCTCACGCTTAGGGTGTGAGTAGAGCCGTGCGTACAGCTCGGACTTAGTGATGTAGTAGCGTTGAACAATGGCTTCTTGTCGGTCTGTGTAGGGCGTATCTTCTCGCAAGACACCCATTGCACCTGGTTCAATCATGTACGGGTGGATGCCGTTGTTGTAAACCAGTTTGACAAAGGTGGTGTTAAAGACCAGTGACCAAGTGAGTGCGGTTGAGAATACTTGGTCAGCGTTGGAGTTAAGCCACTCGTCATTCAAGGCGTTGGTGAGTACGGGTGTCTTGCGTTGTTCGTCCTTGTGAGCTGATGCGCCAAGCGAGATAGAGAAGCGAGTGGTTTCAGCCGAATACAAGAACGATGTAAGTTGGTCAATGTGCGGATGAATCTTGTTGAAATACGCTGGCGGTTCTTCTGAACCTGCACCAAACAAGAAATAAGAACGCAGGACACGATAATCTTCTTTGCGTTCTTCCCGTGACACCATGCACTTCTGAGCCAATTCCAGATAGAAATTTTCACGCTCGTCGTGGTTTGGTGGGATTCTCATGTCTTAATCTTCAAGTTTTCGGGGTCTTGTATGGTTGAGCGAGGATCAACGGTAGGGCCATTATTGATCCCAGCGTCCCTTGGTGTCAAGCCCACAGGTTCACCTTGAACGGATTTACCAAAACGTCCGGCTAAGACTGAGGCCATGTTCATCCCTTGGAAACCACCGCCCCAGATTGCTGCGTCACCCGCCCTTTGTTGCGGGGCTTCTTGCGGGATGGGGAGTTGCTGTGGGGCTTGGTCTTTGCGGGGGCGGCCTCGCTTTTTGGGCGTGGCGTACTTGGCGGCTTCTGCGTATTCTTTTTCGGAGAATTTGTTGTTACGGGTAAGGTATCCGCTTTGGTTTTCGCCTTCACGGGTAGACTTGATGTTGGACATTCCAAACTCGGCGGCAAGTCCTTTAAGGTTTGCGTCGGCGTTTTTGGTTTTGTCGCTCTTGAACCCAGGAGCTTGGAGAAAAACTTGGAGAACATAATCAGTACATCCTTGTGGGCAAGTTGGTGAGTAACCTTCAAAGTAGCCGTGTTCTTGGCATTTGTAATCTTTCAGTATTCTAGACATTTACTTTATCCCCTAATTGATCTTCTAGGGTTTCCCCGTAGTCAGATCGGTTAATAATTCCTATCTTGAGTTTAATCTGGCTATCAACCACCTCTAACCCATAGCCACGGGCAATTTTTGGTTTAGGTACTTTGCGATATTCAAAGTATTTTGTGTTGTTTTGGTTCTGCATGATAGCTATTTCGCCATTTTTCCATGCGTTCCAGCCTTTTGACACTCTTAACTGCATAATCTCGTTAATTGGGTATGTTTTTTCAATAAACATCAAATTAAACGTAGAAGATGGCACACCACACACTTCACAGAACATATTGATGCTAATACCCCGTTTTTTGTCGGCAATAAACCGATCCATGACGGTTTGCAGCTCAAATTTAGACAGGACGTTGGTTTGCGCCATAAATGCCAATCTTTTTCAAGTAATCAGACACATTTCGACCCATAGCAACTTCTTCAGGCGTTAATTCTTCCTGTTTTTTGCTGACATCACGAGAAATACGTCTGCCAATGAGTTGCGGCTGGACTTGTTCAGCATACGCTGCCGCTGCCAAGGCACTTGCAATGACCCGATCATCTTTATTGCGCCCAGACGCTTCAATTGAACCCCCGTCACGCACAACGGTTTTCATTTCTTCAATGGTATCCATATCCAGAATACTCATCATGCCCCGTTCAAAGTAATCTTTCATGTAAGACAACATCCGTTCTTTGGTAGCAGACGTAGTCAGCCAGCCCATAGAACTTGACATCCCGCCAAGCGAATCGTTCTTGCGCCAAATGTAATTGGACATTGAACCATAGACGTTCATCAAATCTGCGCCCATTTGACCGCCCATGTTGGCAGCTAGACGTTTGAGATTACGCAATTCATTGATAACGGCTTGGCCTGGGCCATTAACTTCTAGGTTAAGGGTTGAGTTTTTGTACGCACCGGCTAGGTGAGCGATCACCCAAGCGAATTGATAGGTGTTCATTTCGCTTGTTGCAAAGGATGCGACTTGTTCTAGTCCATCGGAATAAGCTCGATACACTTGTATGCAAAAACGATCAGCCCAATCAGAGCTACCGTAAGCAGGATCTGCCCCAATAACGTAGTAGGCTGTGTCAATGGGTTCTTCCCATACCTTGAGCGTTGATAATCTCTCAGTTGACTTGAGGACATTTGTGTCCTGAAAATTTGCACCAAACAAATAGCGGTAGTAATCCGGCGTGGTCTTTTTAGCAATCTTGGCTGCATCGGTACACCTTGCATTAGAAAAGTAACTGGTCCCTGTCATGACAAACGCATAGTCCTCAGTCGGGGGAAATTCTTGGTACATCAGAGAATCATCCTTGATGCCCTCGTAGAGTTTCCATCGCCACCATGCTATTTGTCTACTGTTAATCTCTATTCCGTAGAGTTTTTTAATGTCACGCACCCATTCTTTTTCTTCACCGGTTAGCTTGCCATCCCAATAGACTTTATAGGTTTGACCAGCAGGGTCGAGTGAATACAGCTCGTTCCTCCACCAGCCACAAAAAATAGCTCTTTGTGTTCTAGCCCGTTTAGATGTCGTATACATATCGTGAAACATATTGAAGCCCCGTGCTGTGGACTCAAAGATGTACATCCGCATCGGATTAGTCTCAGCAAGCGAAGCCAAGAGGGATGCCAGACCTTCCTCATCACCCCAACTACTTGTTTCTGTTCCATGTAAAAAGGTAATTGCTTTGCCACGACCTAATGTTCCCTTGCTTCTTGTGCCAGCCACCTGATAAAACAAACGACTACGGTTACGCAGACTCATCTGTGTTCTATTGTGAGCAATTAACGGTATCTTGTACTCTTTTGGTAATCCTTCCATATACATGGATAGGGTTGACCTAAACATATCCCTGTTTTCTTCTGTATCAGTCGTGAGTGTCCCCTGCAAGCCAGGGTTAACAAAGTGCCAATACAAATCCAAGGCCAAAGAGATTGTCGTAATCCCTAATTGCCGGCCCTTCAGAATAGTAAAGAAATGAATATCTTCCTCCAGCCCCTTAGCAATCTCACCCATGACATAGGTTTGCGTACCTAAGAGCTTATCCATCTTCTTCAAACCATGCTCTTTTGTCTCAATCTTGAGCTGTTTGCAGAAGTGATAAAAATGCTGGAGATTAAAAGCAGCCATCAGTGTAGAGACTTATCCAGTTTGGCAAGGGTTGCACGAAGCTCATCTAACTCAGCTTGAGCCATCGTCATCATCTTAGTCGACTCAGCATGAACACGCATCAATTCTTGAAACATCTGCTCCTTAGACATATTCCATACCATGTCCAAATATTGACGCTTCTGTATCTCACCTGGTGACTCAACGTAAGTAATGTCATTACCGTTTGTCTTAATACTCATCTATATCCCCTCCAAAATACGCATAAAGGCACTTAGCAGCCTCATAGACACCTTCATTATCCTCATTGGTATCTTCACCTTCAAGTAGATCCATCACCTCCTCTAGGCGGCATAGCATCAACTTGTCAATCAAAGCATTTATTCTGTCCTCCATAACCTCTCTCCCGTTCGGTAGACAAACTGTTACTCAGTTCGCCAAACTCTAACTCCATTAGATTCTGTCCGTGCAACAAACTTACGACCAAGCTGCTTACCAGCACGGTAATTACCATTACATATCTGATTCAGCTTCCCGTCAGGTACAAAGAATGAATCCCCTATCTCCATCATCTTATATGGATACCTATTACGATTAACACTCTTTGGTACTTCTATTCCCTTATCTACACTTAGCATATATACCTCCTGTGGCAATAATCACAATAATACCATAAACCCGTTTTTCTTTTGGGGGGGGATAGGAATGGGGCTCCCCCCACACACCCTCCATGCCCATCTCAATCCCTCCTGGCACTAGGTTTATATACAGTGGTGTTATATACAGTATATGTATAGATATACAGTAGTCCATACCCATTATTCAGGTTGCTGTAAGGAAGTAGTATGTATCTTAGTACTTTAAGAAAAACATAGTGTCCCTTAATATATAAAGAATAGTTTATATATACCCCTTATATATTTATATATATAACTACCTATATATAATATATAGGACTAAGGATTACTTATTAGGGTTTGTACCTATTTAGTTATATAGTGTTATACCGTTATAGTGTGTATATGCGTTAACTCAACGACGCATATTATCTCAACCAATTAGGGGTTTAATCATGGGTTACAAATACGAGTTTCCAGACTATGACGGCGAGCTGCCAGTTATCGAAGGTTTTGTTGATGATAGCTGGCACAATGATGTATGCCCGTCAATGTTTAACAAACGTACTAACATAAAATTATGGGTTGATTACGTCGATCCGGACAAACGTGAAGGTCGTGAAAAAAGATATTGTGTGTCACGTTTAGAGGACGATGGCTCATTAACACAGATTCTCGAAACTGATGACATTTCAACCATTGTTTTTTTGTGAGGTATCAGCATGACTGATAAGCAAAAAGAGATTCTTGGCTCAATCATTTTAGTTGTTATGGTGTTCTGTATAACCTTTTGGATCGTTGACATTCTTTCAAATTAAAGGGAAATCATGAAAAAATTACGCATTAACTCAGATAAAAAAGTGATCGAGTTTCTTGAAATGTTGATTGCAGAAAACCGAGTGTTTCACCTCGACGACATGCCAGAGTTGGTCGTATGGTCAACGCCAATTGATCCAGAGACGCTAGACATGATTAGCGGCAACTGGAATCAAATGTGGCACTATTGCGATCCTTGGGTGTTGTTGGAAAAGAATCCAGAACTATGGGTGCGTTGGATTGGCGAGCGCACAAAAGAAGATCGCTCTGCTTTGTATACTGAATATTAACAATCACAATACCCCTAGAATTGATTTAATGGACGTTCTAGGGGTTTTTTTTATCTTTTGATATCGGAGGTACTCTTGAATGAGTTGGCTCTTTTCGCAGGTGCTGGTGGAGGAATACTTGGGGGACATTTGCTTGGATGGCGAACAGTCTGTGCCGTTGAATGGGAACCATACCCAGCAAGCATATTGTGCGCCCGACAAAATGACAAAGTTCTCCCGTCTTTCCCGATCTGGGATGACGTACAAACCTTTGACGGACAACCTTGGCGAGGAATTGTTGATGTTGTATCGGGCGGGTTTCCCTGCCAGGACATCTCAATCGCAGGACGAGGTGATGGATTGGACGGAGAGCGATCCAGTATGTGGAAACATATGGCGCGCATCGTGGGCCAAGTACGACCACAATACGTCTATGTGGAAAACAGCCCAATGCTCCTTGTTCGGGGACTTGACCGAGTCCTTGCCGACCTTACCACGCTGGGGTATGACGCAAGGTGGGGAATTGTATCAGCAGCAGACGTTGGTGCGCCCCATCAAAGAGAGCGAATCTGGATTGTGGCTCACCCCCACAGCGATGGACGGGCTGGCACCACGATCACCAGAAGCACTCAAGAGGCAGTACGACAAAAACAGGCAGGGCAGATCGACTCACGCGACGTTGCGAGAACAAGTTGTGTACCCACCACCCCATCGTATGTGGCCAACACCATCAACGAGGGATTACAAAGGGGGTTACATAGGGGGCAGGATCAGGGACGGAAAAATAAGCTGGGACACGCTGGATGTAGCGGTTCAGCACACGGACAATCAACACAAAACTGGTGGACAGTTGAACCCAACGTGGGTCGAGTGGCTGATGGGGTGGCCGCTAGGGTGGACAGACTTAAATCCATTGGAAATGGACAAGTTCCAGAAGTGGCAAGAACAGCATGGAATTTATTAAAAGGAAATAATCATGGATGAATTTGAACAAGAGATAGAACATTTACAACGTGTCCAGGCGCATAATGCTAGTCTGCTCAATACGGATTTCGTATATGTTCGGGCCAGTGAAACCAATGTTGCTAAAACCTTCGCACGGTTTGGGTTTGTACCGCCCTCGCTTGACAGAGATAAAATAATCGAATAAATTGTAGTCGTTGATTGTGACGATCAAACAGGCCGTTATGTTGTGTATCTTGCCCGAAAAGGGAAATCTCACAAGGGATTCGTCACCAAGATGCACACCATAGCGGCTTTTTTATTGTCTTACGCAACCGTACCCCATACGTTAATAAGAAGCCATGTTCGTGCTTGCGTGGGAGGAAAGCGAATCACCTAGAGTCAAGGATAACGGGTGCTTGAGATTGCCAAGTCAAGAGATAAACGGGTTAAGTAAAATTGATGTTAAGTAGTAGCGGCCTACATATACCGCACCCGATAAATAAAGCATTGGCACTGGTTGTGAACCAGGACAACCGTAAGGTTGAAGTAATAGACGAGACTATATAGTCATCATCTTTACTGTTGACCTTGTATTGTCTAAAGAATATATCAGTGTGTGAAAGTACAACAAAGCTATTGCATTAACTGATTATATGCTGTACAGTAGTAACCGTAGTACCAATTATGATTATCAACTCAACACAATAGGGGTATCAAATGAGCAAATATTGCATCAATTGCAAGCATTTAGAACAAGACACTTTGCGTTGCCGCAGACCGTGGAACATTAGCTTAGTGACTGGCAAAATGACGTTCAATACTTTGATTGCCGAAGTAGAACGATCATTGGACCTGACTGGTTGTGGGGCTGCTGGCAAGCATTTTGAGCCAATCGAATCCATTGAGGAAATTCCATTCGGAGGTCAAGCAAAATGACACAGAATGAGTGGATTCTCGCAGCTCTGAAGGAGAAACCACTTACACCCTTAGAAGCATTAGAGGGTTGTGGGTGTTTTCGTCTAGCAGCCCGTATTCGTGATCTAAAGGATATGGGCCACAACATCACCACCAGGTCAATGATTACGCCATCAGGCAAGATCGTTGCTCAGTATGTTCTGGAGGAGAATATCTATGAATAAGCGACTGGAAAAACTTGTTAAACAAGCGGGGATGGAAATTACTGAAATAGGCACGTTGGGGACAAAATATATCGTGTACTCATTTCCAGATCAGTTAGAACGCTTTGCCGCCCTAGTCCGTGCTGATGCGTTAGAAGAAGCGATTAGATTGCTTGAAGAGTTGGAATTAGAGCAGACCAATCAATGTTTACTAGAGGTTAGTGATTGTATTGATGAAATCAGACAACTAAAGGATAAGCCATGAAACATTTTTGGAACATCGCAGGTTTTGCGTTTATTTACATTGGCGGATATTCACTAGGCCCCGTGGATTATTTGTTCATTACGGCTGGCGCATTTTGTTTAATTATTTATGGGGCATTGATATGAACAAACTTGATTTGATTATTGGTGCGCTTGAAAAATATATTGCATTTACGCCTAGCTTTTATGACCTTGGAAAAGAAGCATTAGACGCCGCCCGTGAGCTGCGGGATATGAAACCTGTGGCGTGGATGGATTGGTCAATGGATGGCCCTTCGTACAGCGATAGGGAAACAAGTTGCGGAACACCACTTTACGCACTAGACGAGGTGACGAAATGAACAAAAAATATGAATTGCTTGCAAACGATACAAAACAATGGGACAACCCCAAACGAATCGGCGGCAAGGCTTATCCAATCGAGATCGAGGAGTGATTATGAAACTACGTAGAAGCGAACGCACACACCAACAGTTACGAGCAGATCAGTCTGAAAACATGAATCTTTATCAACCAGACGAATTTGCGTTTAATGCCGATATGTCAGCGATTGCACTGCCGTGCCGTGGCGGTCGGTTTGATAGATGTATCGTGCGTATCTCAACGGCTCCTGCCGATCATCCAGTTTGGCACTGGGACGGAAATTTAGATACACCGACGCTAACACCCAGCATCAATTGCTCCAATCGTTGCGGGTGGCACGGAAACCTTGTTAGCGGAGAGTTACTTCCATGATAAGAATCGAGATCGAGGAGTAAACCATGAAAGACAAACTTGATTTGATTATTGGTGCGCTTGAAAATTCCGAACCATATCCAGGATATGATAATCATTTGAACCATAAATCAGCCCTAGCCGCGGCCCGTGAGTTGAAGGCTAATTATTTCATTGCAGAAAGGCTACCCGAACCTAGCGAAGATATTGACATTGACTTTTTCGGTGACGAGGTAACGAAATGAACACACAACCCGAAGCGTTGCGCTTGGCAGCATTTCTAGATTCGCTTGATGTTCGCAGCATAGATCGCATTCAAAATTGCGTGTCTGCTGCCGCCGAACTCCGCCGCTTGCATGAGGTGAATACTGAGTTGGTTGAGGCGTTGAAAGCTCTTATTGATATGGATGTTGCGTATCAGCGAGGCGATAAGGTGGCGCAAGCAGTAGAGTCAGCTAGAGCAGCAATTGTTAAAGCGGGGGTGACAAAATGACTTTAGAACATGACCTATTACAACTCGCCCGTGATGCAATGCGTTCGTTAATGCTTGGTAGAGAGTTTGGTACAGGGCAAACTGGATATTATTTAAACATCATTCGCAGGATAGAAGCAGAGTTAGCCAAACCTGAGCCAGTAGTTAATTTTACCGACAGCACAGAAGGTTTGTGTGTTGAATTTAAATGTAACGGTTCTTATTTTTGGCAGAACCTGAGTGAAATAAAAACCGCCATATTTTTTGTCAATGCTTACAGGGATAACAAATGAACCGTGAACTATTAAAAGAAGTGTTGTATTTGATTGAGTCTTGGCAACGTGGCGCATACGCAGATGAATATTTTGAGATTGATGGTGTTATTGATGCAATTAACGCTGAGTTAGCCAACCTGACTCCAAACATTGAGGACGCATCGCAGGACTGGGCAAAACTTGACGGTGCTGTGGCTTGGCATTTAATTGAACGTCACGCTGAAAACTGGGGTGACATCGGCAAAATGATGGATGAATATGTAGCGGCTAAGTTAGCCAAGCCTGAGCAAGGCGTTGTTCCTTTTCCGTCTTTTATGAGAAAACGTATTGAAGAAGCTATTGACTCGGCAATCAACCCAAAAGGCATGAGCGTGCATGATGGCAAGGCAACGGTGTATGCGTCTGACTTACAGCGAATGATTGCCGTGATTGACTTAGCACCGCCGCGCCAAGAGTTATCCAAGCCTGAGCAAGAGCCTGAACAAGAGCCTGTTTTATATTGGCACAAGAAAGGTGAGGACGATGAAAAGTTTATTGAGCCAGAAGCGATGAACGATTTTTGTCCCGACTGTGTTCCACTCTACACAACACCACCACGCAAAGAACGGGTAGGGCTGACGGATGAAGAAGAAATCGAACTGGATGAAAAAACTTGGCTGGACATTACTGCATATCTTGAGGCGAGAGATGCCAAACTCAAGGAGAAAAACACATGAATGACCAACAAGATTTTGCACCAGAAGTCCGTAATAGTGCCTGGTGGTCCGGTGATTCTCGCAAAGCCGCTAATGGTCGAGCCATTGACGCTATTTTAACTAAACAAGGCAAAATGGAAATTCCAGACCTGTCACAAGTAGAAGCAGTGCAGATGGGCCATGTTATGCAACCAGTGGTACTCAGACTGGCTCAAAACGCTTTACAACAGGAGATTAAAGATGCCGATTACGCTCTTACCCATCCCAAAGAAAGTTGGCTTAGAAGTCATTTTGACGGGATCACGGTCGATGGAAAAATGCTTGTCGAAGCAAAGAATTACAATGCGTCGGTCCGAAACAAATTTGATTTTGAGACGGGCAGAATACCACCGGCAGATTACGCTCAACTTGTGCATGAAGCGGCTGTACACAATCTCGACAAAATCTGTCTGGCTGTGCTGTTCGGTGGACAGGAATTTAAGTATTTCGTCTATACAATTACGGAGAGCGAGAAAGTCGAACTCATCTCAGAAATGGCTGTATTCTGGTCCTACGTTGTTTCAAACACTGTACCAGCACCGGAGACGGTTGAGCAGACAAAACTTGTCTATCCGGCCTCGACAGAAGGCGTGGTCACCGCCACGGCCCAGATCGAACAACATATCCAGTTGTTAAAACAGTACAAAGAGCGCATCAAAGAAGCTGAAAGCCAAGCCGAAGCATTGGAAGTCGCAATACGCAATTACATGGCTGACAATTCAGAGGTACGCTCAATTGACGGTAGTACATTAGTAAGTTGGAAGTCGAGTAAAAGTACAAAACGCTTTGATGCAACATTGTTTAAGTCGAAGATGCCTGATATGTACGAGAAGTTTGTAGTAGAATCACCTGGTAGTAGACGTTTTCTCATTAAATAGGGGTTTATCATGAGCAATATTGTTCCGTTTCAGGAAATGCAACAAATGGCGAAAGCCATTGCAGACTCAAAGCTGTTTGGTTTGAATGATGTAAACCAAGTACTGGCCCTTGGCATGGTGGCTCAGGCTGAAGGTCATGCTTTTGCAACGGCAGCACGGGATTATCATGTCATACAAGGCAGACCAGCCCTGAAAGCTGACGCAATGATGGCACGGTTTCAAGCTGCTGGCGGTAAAGTTGTCTGGACGGAGTACAAAGATGATGTCGTTACAGGAGTGTTTTCGCATCCGTCAGGCGGAGAACTGGCGGTCACTTGGACTATTGAGCAAGCATCTCGCATTGGCCTTGTTAAGCCTGGTTCTGGTTGGCAGAAATTTCCGCGTGCAATGTTACGCAGTCGGTGTATTAGCGAGGGCATTAGGAGCGTGTATCCAGGATCAGTTACAGGTTTTTATAGTCCAGAGGAAGTTGCGGATTTCGAGCCAGCAAAACCGAAGTTTATGGGCAAAATTGATGCGTCGCACTTAGAGCCATTGCCAAGCGCAGAAACCGTCTCAGAAGTCGTTTTAGACGATATGGGCGTGGTTGAATCCAAACCAGAGCCAACAATACCGCTTTTCGTACCCGGTATTGATGCACCCTACAAATATCTGTCTAACGTCGAGGACTGGATCTATGCTTTTGCTGAAATGTGTGAGCGTATTGGTACTTCTACTAAGTACAGCTTTACTGAGAAACGGGAAAAAGCCAAAGCTCTTGCTAGAGCTAATGAAGGCTATATGGAAACATTCACAGTAGCGCAGAAAATGGTTGTTAATCAAGCAATTGGAAATTGTGGGGGCAATAATGGCTGAAGGCGATTTTATCATTCCACCAGGGCGGGGCTATCTCTGGCAACAGCAGAAAAACAAGGAAACCGATCCCGATTTTAAGGGGGATATTGTTCTGCAAAAGGACTACAAAAAAGGCGATAAGCTCACCATGAGGGCCTATATGTCGAAAACTAAAAAAGGTGCGCCATACGTCAGTATTTACGAAACGGTTCTGCAAGCCGAGTTTGTTAAACAGGCCAAAGCTGAGAATTATCCCCGTGAAGTCAATATTGACGAAGATGACGTACCTTTCTAGCCAAAAACCGGTTTTTCTTGACGGAGGGGAGACATTTTGAGACATATCCTGCATTTGCCATACCCGCCAAGCATCAATAATTACTGGATTGCATCGGGTAACCGTCGGTTTGTTTCTAAGCGTGGTCGTGATTTTAAGTTAGCGGTACAAGAGTATGTTGCACTGCACCAATTAGAATCTTTTGGGGATGGGCAGGTAGTTATTGATATAGTATTGAGACCACGAGATGCGCGGTTGATGGACATTGATAATTGCATCAAGCCTATCTTGGATGCCATGCAGGATGCAGGAATGTTTGACAATGATAGACAAGTACACCAAGTATCTATCACAAGGGGGCTTGTGAAGAAGGGGGGCGGTGGATGTATTGTAGTAGTAGAGAACGCTTCACCCTCCGCAATGGAGGGCAGCCCCTAGCCGAGTCCTAACGGTGTTGAGAGCCAGCCGGTGGCCTGGTATTTAGGACAGCCACCACCTTACTCAATCTTATAGGGGATCATCATGGTCGTAGACCAAGAGCAGTTAATCATTCAGGCCAAGGAAGCTCAGAAAGAGCTGCAAGCCTACATTGCATTTGTTTCATACCTTCAATCGCAAGAGGAAAGGATGCTTACCAATGTTTCTTTTATCCTGTCACACCTTATCGAGGCACTAGAAAATGACTAAATTATTTATTGCAACACCCATGTATGGCGGTATGTGTACCGGTGCGTACACCCAATCACTGCTTAACTTGCCAAGCATTATGGCGAAAGAGGACATTGAAGTCTTGATGTCTTTTATGTTCAATGAATCACTCATTCAACGTGCGAGGAACGCTCTTGCCACGGCATTTATGAAGTCAGATTGCACCCATATGATGTTCATTGATGCGGACATCCGGTTTAATCCGCATGACATCCTGACCATGCTCAAGGCAGACAAGGAAATCATTTGCGGTATTTATCCCAAGAAAGAAATCAACTGGAACACTGTCAAACAGGCAATGGATAACGGTGTTGATAATGCTGACCTCAAACAATACACCGGTAGCTTTGTGGTTAACCTGGTTGGCTATCAAGAGTCGGTCACCGTGCCAGTGGACCAGCCAGTCGAGATTCAGAACGGTGGCACAGGGTTTATGTTGATTAAGCGTGAGGTATTTGAAGCATTAAAACAACACGTTCCCTATTATATGAATGATGTTGCTGACTTAGGTAATACAATGCAAGCGAGAGAACAGATATATGAATACTTTGCCACTTCTATTGAAGAAGAAACAGAGCGTTTGTTATCTGAGGACTATCACTTTTGTGCTATTTATCGCAAGATTGGTGGTCGCATTTACGCAGCACCTTGGGCGCAACTGGCTCACATCGGAACATATATGTTTGAGGGTCGGTTGATTCCAGCACCATAATGGAAAGACAAATGGAATTCAGTCAGGATTGGTTTAGTCACAACATACCAAACTTTCAATACTTGAAAGGACTTATCCCTGACTGCTCGAATATCCTTGAGGTTGGTTGCTTTGAAGGTCGGGCAACCTGCTGGATGCTTGAGAATATGTTGCCCCATGATGGTCGCATGACTTGTATTGACACGTTTGAAGGGTCAGCAGAACACGAAAATTTGACGCTGACCTTACTCTTTGAACGCTGGAAACAGAACGTTGATTGGGTGCGCCAGCAAGGTCAAATGGTGACGGCTTACAAGGGCCGGTCCAGCCTGGCGATGGCGCAGCTCATCCATGAAGATCAATTGTTTGATTTTATTTACATTGATGGCTCACACCAAGCACCGGACGTAATGACTGACGCTTGCATGGCATGGCAATTGCTTAAAACAGGCGGCATCATATTGTTTGATGACTACGCTTGGTTAGATATGCCTGGTATCTTGCAACGGCCTAAGATTGCAATTGATGCGTTCACCACGCTCTTTTCTGACAAATTACAAGTCGTATTGATTGGTTATCAGCTTGGTATCCAAAAAATCAAACCATAATTTTGGCTCGATTCTCCACAATATCAATACGATTTACCCAGCCCCGCCCGTAAATAGGGAACGTGGGCCGTGTGTGATAGAACGCTTCTTTTTCATCAGAAAAACGCTCAATCAAAGCAATTTTGTTAGCTGAATACGCATCCGTGACAGCCGATAAGGTTTGCTTACCTAAGATGCCATCATCTTTTACATTCACACATCTTTGTAGTAATAGTATAGAGCGCATAGGATTAGCGTTGACAGCAAAGTCAAAGCAAACATAGTCAATCCCAACAGGAAGTACATCAGCTTGCACAGCATCCCAATACTCCTTTTTGTAGAATGGTTTAACTACGTCAGGGGTTAACCCCCGCATATCTGCTTCACTGACTGCATGACCAACATACTTTTCCCAAGCCGCTTTGGTCACCCCTAAATTGGTCATGCCACCAGGATCGTTTGGATCATTAACAAAACCACCTTCTGATTGCAGCAAATACTCAAACGATTGATCCCAATTACTAATCATTTAGCCGCTACACCATTAAATTTATCCAACGAACGCAGTCCACCTAAACCAAGCATACCAATCAGCACTTGCATGGTGAGTGTCGTATCAATTGCTGGAAATGCACCGGTGTAACCCGTCATGGTTGCTACAAACCGAGCAATTGGCTCAATGATGGCTACATAACCAAGTCCAAACCCGCACACCCAGCCCACAAAAGGCCGCCAGCCTGATACAAACACCGAGGCGTTAGACGCTTCAACTTTGTTGATGTCCATTTGACCTGCAATAGCCGCTAGGTCACCATTTTGTTGCAATTCAACCAGTTTGAGCTTGGCCTCTGCTGCTTGAGCAGGATCAGGAAACAAGCGTTCGATCAGTTGTGAACCAACAGTAACAATAGCGGTAATCGGGTCCATGTTATAGCCCCTTAAAAAAATCTCTAATTTTGTCCCAAGACTCGACAGCAAGGGTTTCAATCTCTAAAGGCAGGTTAGCAATTTGTTGTTCAAGAATAGCAACTTGCGCTCTGGCAGCATCTAAATCAGCTTGCAATTTTTCTTTGATATTCATAGTCCTTCTCCAGCAACAAGATAAACAGAGGCTGTACCAGTAGCCGTGATACCAGCTACATACACAGTTGTATTGGATATTTGTAGGTTACTAATCACTTTCATGCTACCAGCCGGTATAGATACACCAGCCTGGGGTGTACCCGCAGTAGGTAACACCGCTGTGACCGAACTAGCGGCACTGATGTTTAGAAACACAGCGACGTTGCCTGTATTTGAAATCATCAGTTGATTAGACGGGCTAGATGCGGTCACCGATACCGTGCTAGTAGTGGTTGTAGCACTCAGTAGGGTAGACAAACCCATCGGTTGAAACGCAATGTTGTTAGCCATTACTTGTACACCTTATGCTTAGTCTCTGGCTTCGTTGTTGGCGATTTATTGGTGTCGGTTTGACCGCCAAAATTCCAGATAGCTATAAAACCCGCTGGTAATTCACCGCTTGTATGCGTGTTTTTACCATCTCTTGAGCCATCCCGTGGCAATTGTGGACGAACAGACTTGGCAATCTGTTGATTAACTTCACTCGGACGTTTGTGACCCTTGAACATTTGTATTCCTTTCTTTCACGTTAATAATAAGATACGAGAATATTGAGAAAAAAGCCATAGTGACTAATCTCTCCCAGCCTGGATCGTGCATTACCCAACAAGCTAAAAAGAATGACAATCCCAAAGACAAAATGACAAGCAATCTGCCCATCACCACATCCAACGCTAACCGTACAAAAGCAATGACATTCATCGTTATCCCCTAGTTAAACAGTACATAGTTTAACGCTACTCGTCATCATCTGTGTTAATAAATCCAGCACCCCATTCATCATCCGAGAGTTTTTGTTTCAATTTTTCAATATTGATCGAACGGTCCAGCACTCGGCACTTATCTGTTAATGACGCTGTTGGGTCAGACATCACCTCAGATAGCAACTGTGCAATCGCTTTCTCCAGCTCTGGATTAACACCTTTTTGTTTTTTCATTGTTTTTCATTTCCTGTCTTTTTTTGATAAAGCCGTGACGCTTCACCACTAGCCAACACTTCTGGCAAACTTTGAAAACCAAAACCCAAAGCACGTTCATCTAAATTCTCTTGGCCTAAACTTTTTTGCAAAGCTCTAGCGGTTTTTGATCTACGACCAGTTAAATTTGATGCAACATCGCCACCAGTGCGTAAAATTTTACCCAACGTATCTTCAGCAACACCCGTTTCCCCGCCGTTTGTTTGCCATCTTGCTTTGAATTTTAACTCTGAGCCAATTTCAGCTAATTGATCTAACAATGCTGCTTGACCATCACCGTCTCGACGCATTTGACCTTTGCGACTGCCAAGCATATTGCCTAATTGCTCTAAACTAATATTGCCTTGTCGTATGCCTTCCCGTCCCATCAATTCTTCAAGGGCCATTGTGTTACGGTAAAACGGGCGAATTTGCTCAAGCGTGGCAGCAACATCAGGATGATTTCTTGCCACTGATGCGTCCAAAGCGTCTACTAAACCATAAATTTCTCTGGCATTTTGAGGGTTTGTTGACCGAGCGTATTGAGTCAAACTGTTTCTTATTCTTTGTAATGCGTCACCTTCAATACCAAAAGTATTAGGAATGGCATTAGCTCTATTAGCCAAACGATCAAAACTATTAACAATACTTTGTGCTGTGTTTTTTACTTGAGAATTTGATGCAACATTAGGTAATAATTGTTCATTTTGAGCCATACCACGAATGACATCAACTGCTTCTGGATCAATATTAAAAGTCTTACCTTGATAAACTTCATCAAATTGTTTACCTAAATTATTGATTCTATTATTGAGAAAATCACGGTTAATTTCAGCATTACGTCCTGGCGCAACTTCACCAGTAGACAACGATGCCCATGTATTTGCAGTGCGTTGATTGTCTTTGGTTGCGCCTAATGCGCCTTTTGATGCAATGGGTGAATCTGCTTTGACTTGTGCCGCAACTGGACTAAAACCCATTGTTTCAGCACGACGAGCAATTTCTTCACTGGTTTGTGAAGGCGTACCTAAAAAAGCACGAACACTACCTTTTAACATTCTTGGGACTTCAGCCCCAAAACCACCAATCATTTCACCAATATTTTGTTGAAACCCTAATTCTTTTCTTGGTTTCTCAATTCCGATCTTTGACGCAAGTTGTTGAGCTTCAGAGACGGTTGGCAATAAAGTTTCACGACCAAACAAACTTTCTTTGTCATTTTTGTTTTGCAATCCAACAGCTTTTGGAATGGTGGATGCCAACATTTTTTCCAATTCACCTGCTGCACCGATTGCACCTGTTCCAGCACCGTAAGCAATAGCACTTGCTCTTTCCGATAACGGAAATTCTTTAGCAGTCCGCTTTTGACTTTGTGCAATACTTTCTTTAGGCGACGTTGATTCTTTCGCCCAATCTGGCACACTTGAACTGGTGTCTTTGGCCCAATCTGGGACGTCAGTAGCCATTATGGTTGCACTCCGAATCTGTCAATAAATTTTTGACGAGCCGATGGATTGTTTTTTACATATTCACGGTCAGCGTCGGTCGGTATTGGTTTTGAAGATGGTTGCGTTAAATTTCTTAAATCTTCAGAAACAGTTGATCGACCAGCACGAGAGGCAGTCAACACATCACTAACTGTAAATGGTACAGCTTCATTTAATTCGTCTTGATAATCTTTGAAACCTTGTATGTAACCTTCATTTGCACCAGGATGATTAGCAAAGCTCTTAGCTAAAATACCTAATTCTTGTTTAGCTCTTGCTAAAAATATTGCTTGATTCAGTGGTGTATCGCCTTCTTGGGCAACTTGTTGTTTGTACGCTTCAATTGCACCTTTGGCTGATGAATTAGCATAACCACCGCCTAACGCTCTTGACATATTGTTTTCAAAACCACTAACCAATTGTTGCATCACTCGTTTATCTTCATTAGTGATTTCTCTAGTCAGCGTGTTTGATAACGAACTAATTAGTGTGTTGCCTGTTTGACCAGTCATTCCTGCAAACGTACCTAAAACAGTATCTGCTGGCATACTGGTTAAATTAAATAAATCGGTGTAAGCCTGACCTGCTGATTCAAAAATATTAAATGCGTATCTGTCATTTAATCCACCACCTCTTGTAGAGGCAGCACCTTGCTTAGTTGCACCTTTTGCTAATTGTTGGTCAACAGGTTTACCTGTTAAATCAGTATATTGTTGTTTAGCTTTATCATAAATAATGGTTTGACCATCTTTTGTAATAAATGCTTCTTTGTTTGCAATGTTTTGTTGAATAATTCTGTCGTTATATTCTTTAGTGCGTAACGCAAGGTTGCCAGCGTTAGTGGCTGAGTTTTTAAGACTGACTGCTAATTGCATCGCTTTGTCAGCGTTCTGAATAATGTAATCACTCGATGCAATTCCTTGCATGGCCCTTGCTTTCAGTTGAGCCACTTCTTGATTGGCTTTTTCTAAATCAATTGAGCGCAACTTAGTAGCGTTCTCAAGCATAGAAGCAGCGTTTGTAGCCTCTGCTTGTAAACGCTTCATGTTGGTATCAAATTCTTTCTGTGAAGCCGCTATCATGTCTTTACGGCCTTGCTGATACCCTTTGAGTGTGCCATCAATTGCAGACAATACATTGGTAGCCGATTGTTTACCGGATTTGCCTAGCATTACACCTAGCATAGCCACCATGCCACCAAGTTGACCGTAATCCGATACGGTTTCTTGCGGCACTTGAAAAGGTTGCGCTAGTTGACCAGCAATTTTCTGTTGTGTCTGGCCCTGCTGTTTAATCTGCTCTTGATATGCCTGGTTAATTGGTGCAGACTTTTGAGCTAGTGCATCTTGAGCTTGTACATCAATGTCGGCTTTCTTTTGTGCAACATCGCCACCCGCTTTGAGCATAGACGAAACGCTTGACGGTAAGCTACCGAGCAAATTAGGAACATCAACATTGCTATTTGTTTGCGTATCAGCCATGACTATTCCTTATGCGTTCAATTGACCGGTGCTGGTGTTGTATAACGGTTGACCTGTTGTTGCACTGTATTTAGGTGTCTGTGGGCTATTAAACGCAATAGATGCAAGACTAGAATACAAACTCTGCATTTGTGATGCCAACTGTTGATCCGCTTGCAAACCCATCTGAATACCTTGAATGGTGTACTGGTCACTAATACCGTTTTGTGCCAATGCTGTGTTAACCGCACCAATCTGAATCTGGTTAGCCAGGTTATCCTGAGCCAATTGAATCTGCTCTTGTGTCAAACCAAGTTGAGCCGCTTGAGCCATCAAACTCTGACCTTGAACACCATACGCAGCACCAGCTTGATAAGTATTTTGACCTGCTTGGAATTGATTTTGTGCCAGTGTGCCAAGCGCATTTAATTCAGCGTTACCGGCTTGCATCGCACCGACACCGCCCCTAGACGCAACACCTTGCTCTGCTTGAGCTTTCAGCGCATTAAAAGCCTGTTGGTTAGCAGGTGTTAATGTCCCCGCTAAGGCTTGGTCCATTTGTTGCTTACCCGTATCAATCAACGGCTGACCGTAAGCAGCAATGTTGCCAGCAATACTTTGCAATTGAGGAATCACAGCACCGACTTGTTGAGACGCAGTCTGTCCTTGTTTCTGTGCTTGTTGTGCAATGTTAGCTAATTGTCCTTGTGCTGCGGCTGATTGTGCTTGCGTTTTATCAGCTAATGCCCCGACTTGCTGACCAGCTACTTGACCTTGTTGCGCCGCCTGTTGTGCTTGATTACCAACAACCGCACCAATACCGCCAAGTCCAGCTAATTTAGCTAAACCAGCCGCACCGCCTAAACCATTCATTAAACTGTTTAACCAGCTTGAACTTCCACCCGATGCACTGGTATCTGCTGGAAATGGTGATTCTGTTGGCGTGGATGCCGCATCAGGGGCTTGTCCAGCAGCACCATACGTTAAATCACCGCCTCCTTGTGAAGCCGCTGCATTAGCGTAATCCATTGGTTGATATGCTGGTGTTTGATTACTAGCACCACTGCTTGCTGCGTTTAATTGAGTGCCAAAATCTTGCGTTTGTATATCTTGAGTTGGTGCAGGTGTTGAGCCGTATAAATCACCACCACTAATAAATTCGTCACTGCTTACAAAATCACCTTCAGTGCCAAACTCAAGCAATCCTGTATCAGGGTTTCTACTACCACGACCGCCTCGTTTTTTCAGTAACGCAGCTTCTTGGGGTGTGATATGAGCCAGCACCGTGTCTTTGCCACGACCCTTAGAGC